TTGTTTTCGGAATAGTTAATTCCTCCTTCATGTAAAATTTTGTAAATTTCTTGATGTTCTGTACATCCTAAATTGCTTATTTTTTCCATTAAAAGTTTTCTTTCACGCATTGAATTGTATTGTTTATGTAATATTAGCAAAGTATGTCTTAAGTCCTAATCATCATTATCAATTTCATCATCAATATCATCAACGTCATCTATCTCATCATCATCCTCGTTGATTTCCAGGTCGGATTCCAGACCACCCTCAAGATCAAATAAGCCATCATCTTCTCCATCTATGTCATCATCATCTTCAGCCACATCACCTTGTCCATCCTCATCCTCATCATTTTCATCTTCTTCATCAATATCTTCTAAATCATCATCATCATCATCTACTCCATCCGGGAGTCCTTAATCTTCTTCAATAACATCTTTACCCTTTTCATTGACACCATCTTCCACTACTCTTCCAACAGCGCAAATTTTTTTGTCGTTCAATTCATACTTTTTACCCAAAACTTCAACATTAATTTGATTTCCTATTGTTAGCCGTTCAAGAGCAACGCTGCCAGTGATACCAACACCATGCTTGGTAATTATAACCTCTACAACTGGTATTTTAACTATATTTCCAGATTCATCCATACCTGGAATAGAAGCCTCTGCCAAAATACCAAATTTATTAATATTTGTTATGACAACTTTCAATATCGTGCCGATACAAGGATTACAAACATCCGCTGTGTATTGTACATTGTAAATGACATCCCCATTTAATGAAACCATACGTGTATTCCCTGGGGAAATTTTTAAAATTTCTACTGAATTTGGTTTAATGAATCCATGTTTTGTACATTTGCCTTCATTACTTGATTTGATCTTCAACTCAATTACATCCCTAAATTTAGACGAAATTTCTTTCGGATTCAGACATATCTTATCAACAAAAACAGAGTTCATAAAGATATCCGTATTGTCCATTGTCTTTCTTTACAAAAACAAAAATAATTCTTATATACTTCACTTTTTTACATTATCTATCTTGAGTTTCATTAAGTAATAGGGATAGGGTCTTGCAAAACGGTTAGGTGTGTTTTTTCTGAGAACAAGTTCATAAATGTCACATAAGCGACCTTTGTTTCCTGTAGGATTAATATTATTATCAACGGAAGTGATTAATTCCTTGACCTGCGCTACTGATAGTTTAGAGTTTGCATGACACACAGACCCTGATGATGCTCCTTTATTTCCTTGAGAATCCCGAATAATCATTTTAAATCTATGATTAATGATTGTGTCTGAAACGAAACCATGTAAATCCAAAGAATTTCGTTCTACGAGCCTTTTGAAATCCAATTCAAGTTTCATAGCATTATTCAATTTACCTGTAGGACATTTAATAAGTTTATCGTTCTTAATCATAAAGAAGCGATCTTCACCTCTTTGATAATCTATATAAAAAAGTATTTCACTTTTTGTCCTTGTAAGAAAAACACCTGATTCTATAATACTATTATATATATGTTCATTTACTACGTCTGGATTTGCTAAAATGTATTCAACTAACATGAACAAATCATTTTGAGGCAATCTGTCAATGATAAAGTCATAACAACATGCTCTATAATCCGCTCTTCCCTGAACAGATGAATGAAGCTCAGAGAACTTATTTTCAATAAATGTAATAATTGCGTCTGCATCACCCATTTCAATTTTACTAGCACTTGGGGCAAAATGTTTGATATCAAGTTTTTTACGTGGAGCTATATATTTCTCATTTTGACGTTCTTCAATAGTCATTCTCTCATTTGCTTTATCAAACCTTTGAAACAGATAACGTTTGCCACGAAAAATCAAATATCCTAATGTGTTTCCTTTGATTAAATTTACAACTCTAACCTTTTTTTCAAGCATGACATTTAAGGCATACTTCAGTATATCTTCGTCCAAATATTCTATTAATGAGTTGAGACCATCTTTAATCTCGGTATATGTATAATACAACTTATTTTTATACAATTCTACAATATAGGTTATATATATGTCAATCTCGTCATCTAAGAACTGTACCTTGAATGTGCTTTCATCAATTTGAATATTCTTATCACTATCTGTACATGACGATCGTTGGATATCCTCATCTCCAATGGAAAAATTCCTAATAACTTTTTTTTGAGATGTTTTAAGATTGATAGATTTGTTTATTTTATGAGGGTCAAAATATAATGCTGTCTTATTCAAGAGGCAATCGATCGCATTAGATTTCAATATATCGGTAACTTGTTTAATGAGATTTTGCTTTTTATCCGCAATACGATATATACGTACATCTATTGTTTCCCGATAATTATTTCGTGTGTTTGCATGTTGATATATTGTTACATTTCTTTTTTCAAGAGGGAGACTCACATGCGAACAATGTCTTATACCGCGACCAAAAATCTGTTCCAATTTTTGCAGATGATACCAAGGCTCGAGAACATGAATTTCTCTTATTCTTTTAAAATCAATACCTTCTGTTGCAACACTAGACCCAATAATTACCTTTATAACTTCTCCTTCAACATTACTATCACTTTTAGCAATCCTAATTTCATCATCATTGTTGGGTGAGATTTCTTGATTTGCAGAAAGAATAATATATTGTGCTTGCTTACCATTGATCCTAAAACTCTTTTTTTCCTTGGCGTTGTGTAAGATACTATTTCCACCATATTTTGAAAATCCCATGTGTTCAAGTGCAATAGCAATTGGGAGAATACCACTGTAAATAAACGTTGAATAAATATACACAATTCCTTCACTATTAGTTATGTAATCTATAATACTTTTAATCTTTGCTGAATATGTACTTATTTGATCATATGAAAATATCTCTCCAAATGACTGAGTGAAATTAGGGTCGTAAGAAACTTTTAATCGTTTTGATGGAGTACTAATTGGATTAAAACATCTCCAAAAGCCTTTTTTTTCTTCTTTTTTTGTCCAGTAGTATTCTTTAATATCATTTGTTTCATTCAAGGTAGGATATACCATATTTGATACTTGTAGACCCATTTGAATATCAGTTTTTCCGTTGATATCATTGACATCATCACCATTTTCCCCATCGTACTCATTGGCATTTATTTCATGTTCAATCATTTCAATGTCTCGTTTTTTTAGCCTTTGTTCGAATAACGAATATACCTTTTCTTGAAAAGCACTCATGGTACTTTTAATTAAAATCAAGTTCTCCAATGTATTTTTATCTTTTATTTCTTGATTGAAAATATCAAATTTTGGTTTATCACCTTTTTTAAATATATTTGGATCTTTGTTGACATTCGGATATAATCTGAAAGGAAACGTGTATGGATTACTTCCTCGCATAAATGATACGCGCCCTCTTGAAGCTTCGATTAATTTTTGTTCACCAATATTTGAAATCTGTCCGTCGGAAAAAACGTCACGAATTTTGATTGTTGGTTGTTTATCATTCAGTAGCATCAAATTCAACAGCCATACAATTTCCGTTACATTGTTGAACATGGGTGTTGCTGTGAGTAAAATCAATTTGACATTTGTGGCAACTTTCAATACATGCTCAAGCTTTGGGGGAACTTGTTTTTGTGTTTGTTCAGATGCAAGTCGTAGATTATGAACTTCATCAATAATTATAACCCTATCCGAATAAACCCCTTTAAGCTCGTCATCGAATCTTTTTTTTCGTTTGACCTCGTTCTTTTCAAATGTTTCTACCTTTTCTTTTAATTTATCATAATCATTTGAAAATTCTACAAATCCTTTGAATTGATATTGTTCTCCCACAACCTTTTTCACTTTCGACTCGAGCATATCCTTGTTCATTGTTTGTTTATCCGGAACTAGATCGAGATATTTAACCCCTGTACATTGATTACTCTTTTCGCTAAAAGTTCCATTCACAACACTGACTTTTGAAATGTCAAAAATTTGTTTCTTAAAGTTATCCCTTAAATTTGGTGATACAAGAACTAAATGTTTTTTCTTAAACATTTTAGAATATTGTTCAGCAATACTTATTGCAGTACATGTTTTTCCAGTTCCGACAGAATGAAATAATAATATGCTATTATATGGGGTTTCAGAAGACATAAAATGTTTTAAGAATTTTTGATTTTCAGTGAGTTGAAATATGTCTAATGAACATTTTGCATTGGCTGTTTTATCATAGTCTGAACTTGGAGGTAAATATTTGTTTTTATGGAATTCTTTTTTTGAGAATATAATTCGGTTAAACTCTTTCTCAGTTGTTGGCGGATAACTTACAAATTTAGAGGTTTTTTCAGAAGGTGTATATTGCAATTTAGATATTGCTTCACGAATACTATCTTGTTCAAACTTGTCCCCTTTGCTGTACGCCTTTTTTGCCTTTTCGTAAAGATCATCCATTATACGTATTACTATAATGAAATAAAAAAATCAAATTGTGTAACAAGACTTCAGAATGATGTTGTTGACGCGTTTTAGCAACTCTTTTCTCTCAATATTCTTCTCCATAATCTTTTCTTGAGCTTCTTTGTAGGTAAACCATTTGACATCTTTAATTTCTCTTGCTTGATGCTTATTATTTGGATCAAACAATTGTGGACTGCTCATAAATGATGGTAGTTGACAATACTTTGCAATATAATAAATATGTTTATAGCGTACTTTATTTGAACCACTGAATATTTCTTCAAATGGTTTGATTTCCCTGATGAACTTGATATTCCTAAGATTCATACCTGTTTCTTCTTTGAATTCACGTAGAGCACATCGTCTATCATCTTCATCCGAGAAATTCCGACGACCTTTTGGAAATCCCCATTCAGTTTCCTCAAGGGTGGTATCAGTACTGTCTAACAAATAATTAAAATTTACAAAACTAGTTTCACCATTTTCTGTCTTGAGATTAAAACCATCTCGTAAAATTTTAAATTTTTCCTTTGATGTATTGTATTCTTTCATAAAGTTTTTCCCACTGGATATAGACCAAAGACCTTTCCATAAAGTTTCGAAATCATTTTGTCGCAGTTTTTCCCTCTCTTCATTTATCATATTAGAAAAAAGCTTTTTTAAATATGTGATGTTTTGTAATTCATACTTTCCTCGCATGAACTCTACAAAACTCAGTGAATCTTTCCTTTGTACCATAAGATATTCGGGGTATAAACTATTAGTTTTGTCATCATATACAAGGCGATAACAAATAATACCAAAACTTGTAATCGGATGATTACAACGAGCGTATACATGACCTACTCCTCCACAGTTACAACATACAATATTACTGTAATTTTTGAACACTTGTTTAATGCCATCGTCTAGTGGTTCAATAAAATGTTTACTCATTTTAAAGCCAGAGCTCCTTCTATAAATTAATTAAATATTTTTTAAATAACTTTATTATTTTGTTTCTTTATTGTAAAATGAGTGTACAAGACACATCATCAAGTAACTACTGGAAGGGCAAAGTTAAAGAATATACAGATTTCTTATCCCAACTTCAAGTACCACAGACACCTTCAAATGGTTCAAATCCAAAATCTAAATCAGAAACTCTGGTTGCAAATAAAGAAGTCATAATCAAAACACTCACAGATATTCAAAATGGTCTGAAGGAATATATTTTGGCAAAAATTAATGAGATAAAAAAACAATCACAAGATGATCTTCAAAAGACTAAATTAAACACGAATGCAAAAAATGTGAAAATTAGCAGTCTTGAAAGCCAACTTGATGGACTATCAGATATGTTCTCATCTGCAATGGGAATAATCACTGGTATCAACGCAAAAATAAACGAAATTGCCTAATGTATTTGTTTGCATGTTTCCCATAATGAATTGTATATTTTTGTGTTGAATATAATAATGACAATGTATTTTTTTACTGATCAAAACACAACTTTGTTGATCATATTAAATAATTTGAAAACATTTCTTTTATCAAAATTGTTAGATAACGATAAAAGTGTTACCGTGTCAGATACTGAAGCATTACCGTATAAAGAGGTCATTCATGATGTGTTGATCAAAATTGAATCTCATAAAATTGATATCTTACAAGATGCTGTCTCAAGTGAAAATTCAAAAGATTTGGGAAGCATTCTCGGAAATATCCCAAAGGCAATTAAGATGTTGCAATTGCTTATTCTCATGGTTGACATGTACAAACCTCAAGTCCCCGTTATTGATAAAGCATATCAGTTTACTGAAATACAACACGATGCTTTTAAAATTTACAAAAGCCTGTTTTTTGGGTTTATTTATTTCATGCAACATATGATAGATGCTTTGGTGTTTATCAAACAAGACAGATATTTTACTCCGAATGATATGCGAGTATTTTGTATATATTACAAAGTACTTTGTGATTATAGAAAACACATTCTAGACTTAGAAACAAATTCAGAAAAAAATTCCAAAAACAAACAAGAAATACAAGATTTTCTTAAAATATTGCTGACATTTCTTGGAACTGTAGAAAATATTGTTGGTGCTGACATATTACGGAAACTAGAACGTGAAACAAATGATCCAATGAACTTGATGGTAGACCTGAAAAGTGTTTTTGAAGAGTTGTCAAAGAAAACAATTGAAACACCAGAACAGATAGAAGAGAAAAAACAAATTGCTCTACGAATGGAAAAGGAAGCTGCTGAAAAAGCCCTAAAGCAGTGTGAAAATGACTTGTCAGAACTTCAAAGTCACAAAAACACATTCAAAGAGGTCTTGCAATTCAAACACGACCTCGATAATGTTATTCAAGATGAACTTGTTAAATCACGTCTAATGCTTGTAGTTGAAAACTATAAAACATTTACAGAAGACCATAAAGATATTTTTGATAATGAAGCAATTTTCAATCAAGATATCAACAAAAATAACCAAGATGATTGCAATAGATTAAGTGCCTTGGTTTCCTCTCTGAGAAACAACTTGATGGAAGTGAAAATTAAAATGATAAACTTCAAAGAAGATATTAGGGGGTCTGTTCGAATTTTTGTTAAAGTCAAGGGTTCTGTATCAAAACCAGAGACTTGGCAAGAAGGCGAATTTTCTCTTGCGTCTATTAAATATCCAAAAGGAAAGAATAATTCCCGAAATAATGACAGTAACCCTCCTCCTAATGTCGATGGAAATAAATATATAGATTTTGAAAAGAAAATATATGGTCCTTTTTACAATGTTTTCAAACAAACTCAGACAAATCTTGATGGATTTAACAAAATGGAATCAATGTTCAAACAAGTTGAAAATGGATATCATATAGCAATCTTTGGTTATGGGTATTCTGGTGCTGGTAAAACATATACTCTTTTAAATAATGGAAATGATAAAGGTATTCTACTTCAAGCTATATCTTATTTTGTGAAAAAAGGTGTTGATGTTTCCATTCATAAAATGTTTGAACTATACATAAATGAATTTACTGGTCTAAATGCAAAACCTAAATTAACTGGTAAAACAATTCCATTAAACTACAATACAACACTGTTTGATACAACAAAAGAACAACAATTAAAGACAAATGCTTTTATCGATATTTTGGACCAAATTACAACAGAACGTAAAATTACAGGAAGAATTAAAAAAACAATAAACAATCCAGAGTCTTCAAGAAGTCATTTGTTCATTACACTCAAAATTGGAACAGGATACATTACAATATGTGATATGGGAGGGCGTGAAGATCCATTTGATATTTATCACAATACTAGATTAAAAATAAAAGGTCAAGAATACAAACTGTCATGCTCACATACAAAAGACAACAACGAAAATTGCGTTTTCAATAGTGGTGATTTATCAAACCTAATGATTTTTGATAAAGATAAAATTAATGTTTCCAATTTTTTGAGTAAATATAAAAACAATCTTAAAAACGAGTTCAGACAACCAAAGGCTCTTGATGAAAATGTAATATCTCAAATTATTGATACACTGAAAATATGTTTCGAAGGATTTTACATCAATGAGACAATCAACCATCTAACTTGGTATTTTAAACATTTGAATGGCGTCAAGATGAATAGAGATGACATTCGCATTCAAACAGATTCCCTAGCAGCAAGTGGAGGTAAAGAATATAATGTGGGTAAATGCTTTTCATCTCCTTATAAAAGAGATGAGACATCAGTTGTTAATCCAGAAGATAACATACTGATGATAAGTACACTAGAAGAACTTAAAAACTTGAGCTCACAAGATAAACCAACTAAATTTGTTATGATGGCATGTGTTCGTCAAGAAGGTTTAAGCAAGTATGTTGAATTCAGCCAAAAGACTCTTGATTTCGCTGAAAGCATAACAAGTACAATTGCTACAGTATCATAGAATATTTCGCCTATATAAGGATAAATATGTCTTTAAAAGTTATGGTTTTCACGGTATCGCATGCAATTGGTAATATAAACACAGTACTACTCGATACTCTGAGTTCTGTTCTTTTACAAGTATCAAAAGATTACAAAATTGATTTTGAAGAATTGCATCAAAAATATCTCGAAGACATCAATATGACACAATATCCTAAACGAAAAGGTAGAAAGAAGAAAATCAAAGATGAATATATAGAAACTGAAGAATATGAGTATGAAGGTGTAATATACCTTGTAGATGGAAATGATATTGTTTATTCAAATAATGTCAAAAACCCTGTAATGTTAGGGAAACGCTTGTCAGATGGTACTATTACTCTTATGTCTAGTTCACTCCAATAGAGGTATCTGGAACATCCAATGGCTCTTTTTTAAACATCGTCATAAAAATTTTGTGATATTTTTTCAATTGATCATCATCGGGATAAATAATGTTGAACTTAATCACCAAGTTACCACCTTCTTTTTTCTTGAAGAATGGAATACCTTTGCCGCTGATGTGTTTTTCTTTCGAAGGATCGAAATATCGTGTGCTGTGAATATGCAAATCTTGGTCATATATATGTATCGTTTTTACAAATCCGCAGAACAGTTCCTCTAGTGTAATTTTCATTTCCATGTGAACGTTATTAGTGTTGTAATCAATTCTAAACTGTGGTTCAACAACATGGTGAAATACAATGATTATGTCATTATATTTGTTATTATGTATATCGTAGGATCCTTTCCCTTCCATTTTATAAGTGTGATTTGCGGGAACACCCTGAGGAATTCGCAAAGTAAATGCTCTTTTATAGTACACAATACCTTTTGTCTGACATTTACTGCATTGTCTACCTGCTTTTATAATTGTTCCTTTTCCTCCACAACTACCACAAGGTTGTTGTACCATGAAAGGACCCATCTGTTGTGGCAAAGATCCCCTGCCACCACAATTCAAGCAACTTATGATATCCGACTTTTCTTTTGCACCACATCCTCCGCATGCATCACATTTATCTAAGATATCGTACTGAATATTCTTGTTGACTCCATTACATAATTCTGTCATTGAAATATTAATATCTATAACATCATGACCACCATTGTTGTGTTGCCTATTTCTAGATCCACCTTCGTTCCCAAAAAACATCTGAAATGAATGACCTCCGCCATTTCCCATCGAGAAAAAATCCCCCATTGGATTTCCTCCGCCAAACAGTTCACTTAGTATATCATTCATATTTGTACTGGTATTGGCATTAGAATCATATGTCCCAAACATATCATATTGTTGTTTCTTATCAGGATCACTCAAGACAGAATATGCTTCATTGATTTCTTTAAATTTATCCTCTCTTTCTTTTTTGTCATCATCCACACCAGCTTTATCAGGATGATATTTCATGGCCATTTTTCTGAAAGCTTTCTTGATTTCATCTTGTGACGAATTTTTGTCAACTCCAAGAACTTCATAAAACTGTTTTGACATTTTATTTAATGACGATTTTTTCCTTTATGTATTTTACGTATAATTCCTCATTTCAATTTTCCTTAATGAAATATAGAAACAGAATGGATCCGTATAAAATTCTAGAGTTACCAAGAAATTTTACCTTGGAACAACTAAAACACAACTATAAGAAACTTGCTTTAAAATTACATCCCGATAAATCCCAAATAAATTCTGATTATCTTTTCAAAATTGTAACTGGGGCTTACAAAACTCTTCTGAAAGAGCTGGAGGCACGACAGGCCGACAAACAATTTAATCAGCTCAAAAATGCTTCTTTAGACTTTTCAAGATCTCAATCCAAGAAAACCCCAACACCTTTGGGATTTTCGAGAGGATCTGGAGAACAATTTAATATCGAAAAGTTTAATAACGTTTTTGACAATACTCGATTGGATGATCCAACTAACATTGGATATGGTCACTGGATGGCCAAGAGTGATGTCAAAAGAGAAGATATAAATGTACAAAACAACGTTGGTAAGTATGATACTAACAAATTCAATCAAATATTTGACAAACAACCTGTTTACAAAGAAAGAAAAATGACAGTATATAAGGAACCTGAAGCATTAGTATCAACCAAGAAAATGGGATATTCTGACCTTGGATTAACAACCGTAAATGACTTTAGTGGAGATAATTTGACAAATAAAGCACTCAACTATACTGATTATAAAATAGCACACACAACCTCACGGCTTGTCGATCAAAGTGCACGAGTCCGCACAGATTTTAAAAATGTAGAAGATCTCAAGTGTCAACGCTCATCCATTTCTTTCCACATGAATGAAAAGGAACAAAAAGAGTATGCCAAACAAAAAGCAATTGAAGAAGAGCGTGAATTAAAGAGAAGGCAAAATCTTTCTCGCTATGATCAATCGGTTTTTAAACAATATGAAGATATCCACAAACTACTTCTAAGATAAGTTTACTGTTTTGTTTTATTGACAAGGTAATCTAAAAGCTCACCACCTTTGTTAAAATCTTTCACATCTAAATTTGTTATTTTACCTTTTAGAACATTGATAACTCCAATAGTTTTAATGCTCCCACCAGTATGTTTCTCATATAAATGTTTGTTACATAGTAATTTCAATATATGCTCTGCTTTAATATTTTCATCATTACTGCATTTCATCTCAAACATAGTATCACAAACTCTTATATCGACAATCCCCACTACACCATTTGTATCTTTGTATGATTCATGACAAATAGGTTGACCTTTGTTAAGTATATATGGCACAACATAGTCTTGAATATTTTCAAACAACGTTTGATAACTCATTATATCCGCAAAGGCAATATTTTTATATAATAATCGACGACGACGTTCCCCGACAATACTTCTGCATTTTGATACTTCCCATATTGCTTGTAAAATATCCCCCCAATGCTTTGTTTTGTCAACATATTCATCAAGTGCAATACTCATTTGTTTCTCAAAATCTACTGGGAGGAATTTCTCTGTGAACAAAGGGACTTTTTCCAATGGTACTTTGTATTTAGTTGCATTTGCATACATCTTGTTTATCAGTCCTAATATACAACTAATATCATCACTTTCTATCGCACACGTTTGAGGATTAATATCTTTACGTACGAGTTGTTTAATAATTTTAGACATATTATCAAATACATCAAATGCAAGTGGAGCCACAAAAGGTAAATTGCTCTGAAAATTTAACTTGTATTTTTGATATACCATATTTTCCGTGAAATCCATTTTAACACAAGCAAGTGCTAAAGTTGCATACTCATCATCATGTTCTCCTATCATCCTGGTGAGCAAAACATCTAGAAAATTTCCAAAATCAGAATATATGTCATTCTTTACTATAAACTCCTTGTAAGTGTCTCCATCATAAAAAATTTCAACAGACTGAGAAATGTCATATAATATCCCCATTTGTTTTAAATGCACATAGTCATTACCATCTAATTTCTCTATCATTTTTGTTATCGTCATGTTGGGCAAAGTGTAACTATTTAGTGATAATCCAATGCAATGATGACCAAAGTTGTAAAATGAGCACAGTTCACTATCTACTTCCGATACAAACCGACATACATATTTACAATCAAAGATTGGTGCATATGTAATGAATAGTAACTTCCTTGGACGAGTAACACCAACATAGAAAAGTCTGCGACTCTCACAAATATCTGTGTAATGCTTTTTGGAAGGAAATATTTCATCATTCATCATCAGCAGAAATACAATGTCCCATTCCAACCCCTTGGATTTGTGTATAGTAGATAAACACACATGATCATCCTTTACGCAAGTCCGAATATCACTTTTCCCATCCAATAGTGTGTTGCAAATTTCATGTTTGGTTAAAACCTCTTCAAGTTGATACAAAAAACTGTTTTGTGGGCATAAAACTGCAATTTGACTTAGCTGAAATCCATTCGCTTTATACTCTAATATTTTGTCTTTAATGTAGTTGTACTGCTGTGCAGATTTATCAAAAAAGCATATTTTAGGTTTCACATAATCTTCGTTAGAAAAGGAAACCATTGATTTTGGAATCTGAAAATCATTTTTCTCTATTGTTGCATTAGCAAAAGCAACAATTTGCCTTGTAGAACGGTAATTAATAGACAACCTCAATATATTTCCATTTGGAAAATAATTCTGAAAATTCAATATGTATTTAATGTCAGATCCCCTAAAAGTGTAAATATTTTGGGCATCATCTCCCACAGCAGTTATAGTTGTACCATGTTTATAAAATTCTTTTATTATTTTATATTGGATATTATTGATGTCTTGAAATTCATCAATAAAGAGATGTTGAATATCACCAAGCAATAATTTCCCATCTTCGCATTTCAGCATTTCTAAAAATCTTACGGCATATTCGCCAACATTATTTGTGAAATCATTTAACAATTCTGGTTTATATTTTTTAACATATTTCAAAGCAAGACTATCAATGGTACCGATCGCAATTTCTGGTTTATAGCCAAATGCAAGTTCAATTTTCCTTTCCATATCATTAGCTGCATCTCTTGTAAATGTTGTCAAAATAATACTATGTTCTGGAGTACCCATATCAACTAAATGTTTTAAACGGCAAACTAGTGTCGTTGTTTTTCCTGACCCAGCTACAGCTAATATTAATGTAGCGTTTGATGAGTTTGTTGGTGCAAACACAATATCACATTGCTCCTCATTCAATTTAATGGACGAATCACCTAATAAAAAAACTGGCTTTTTATCTACACTATAGTTGTGCTCCATACGGCGCTTTTGTCGAGATTGCCTTTTTTTATTTATTATCTCTTCGGGATCTCTATCTGGCATGTTTTTCAACATTACGAAACACTGGCAACAATAATATGTGTCATATTCGGCATCATGAGCATTTTGCATTTCTTCATCATATAGAACTTTGTACAACTCTGATAGTTTTGGATTTTTTGACAGGGCAAGCAATGCCTTTCCTCTCTCCATTGTGCAATATTTCTTTCCTTTTCTGACAATCTCTGCAATGTCACCATAGTCGTATCTGAAACATTCCGCTCTCAGAATATTTACATCAAAATATACGTTATGTGCCACCAAAACATTAATTAAATGGAGTTTTGAAACAATTATATCCAAAACAGTTTTCATGTTACAACCATCCTGATTGGCACGTTCATTTGTTATTCCATGGATTTTTATACTTTGTTCGGGGATAATAAATCCGTCTGGCTTAATCAAATGTGTTTGCTTGTCAATGATATCAAGTGTTGAATCCAAAATAATCCAACTTATCGACACGATTCTACTCGTATTGTAATTTTCGTAGTTGCGTGGGTCATGATACCCTTTTCTATTATTATATATCGGTAGCCCTGTTGTTTCAGTATCGAAACAAAAATACATATTAATTCATACTTTTATATTCTTATATCAAATTTTTTATTTGTACTCATTCATTAAGAATACTGTATCATCATGTCTAATGATAATGATGAATCGACATGTATTATTACTACGCATCATAATGCACTGTTGCAGAACGTAATCACTCAATATGAACAAGATAAAGTTATAAATGAAACTCAAGCGAAAAACTTGATTAATGAGGTGGAACACTTGAAAGCAGAACTACAATTGGCTGAAAACGATTTGCTTCAAGCTAAAAAAGATACAAACAACTTTATGTATGAATATGACAATTGCCAAATCGAACTTGACAATGAAAAAACAGTATCGGCTAAACTTTTGGCAGATTTAAAGAATATCAAAGTACGGTATGCAAAACTACAAGAAGATAGCCATGAAGCTGATAAAGCATCAACAAAAAAACAGAATAGACTACTCGAAAAGATGAGTGGAATAGAAATAAAATATGAAGTGTTACAGAAACAATTTAGAATTGTCAAACATGATTTGAATATCATAAACTTGTTGTGTAGCTCTTGTGATAAAGGAGTAAAAAGTATAAAATGTATGAATTGTTCCGAGAAATTATGCAGAAGTTGTTTCGAGATTGTTGATTTATGTACGAGTTGCGAAAAATCACATAAAGATCTAATTCCATAACAAAGTAATGGCAAAGGATATCACAACATTTTTTAAAATCGATGTCCCTGAGGAAAATGATAAAACATTGATAGCATTCTGTGACGGAAGCTCTATTGATAATGGAAAACCCAATTGCAGATGTGGGTTTGCAGTGGTATGGCCATACCATCCCGATTTTGATTCTTCGGTGAAAATTAGAGAAGGCCAAAAAACAAATAACCGTGCAGAATATAGTGCACTGTACCATACAATGGTATTAGCAGACACGATTGACCCAGAAGGTGGAAAGACGTTGATTGTATATACCGATTCAATGTTATTGATCAATTCTCTCACTAAATGGATCGAAGGTTGGAAAAAGAACCATTGGAAAAAGGCTGATGGATATCCTGTACTAAATCAAGATCTGCTTAAACTTCTGGATGAAAAACGGAAAAAAAGAAATTTGGTTTTAAGACACGTACGTGCTCATACAGGAAAAGATACTTGGGAAGCAAAATGGAATGATAAAGTGGATAGAATGGCTCGCGCTGCTGCACTTGGAAAATGATTTAAGACTTTGTAGATAATATTTACTTATCTATTATGAAATCATCAGAACTAAAAAAACAAAATATGAAACTTGTCAATAGAAAGATTAAGTTTGTTGAAAATGTCCTGAAAGATGGAAAGGTTACAGAAAATCAATGTCTTTGTGCTCTTGGAACGAAATTGGAAGTATTTAGGACATACTTTGCACAATTGTTGGAACAGAAAGGTTTGACTGTTGGTGGAATGCATCACGATTGGGAACTGGGTTTTCATATGAACCCTTTTAAATTAACTCTATCAAATCCATTGCAACGAGGGACAGCATTTTATTATGAAAACATATACCCTATCCCGAAAAAAAATAATCAATCTTTGGAAATATCTATGCCTTCTACATAATAATCTGTTCCTTCAACCAGATGTACATCCTCTTCATTAGCATACCAGTTATCTATTTCTTTTTTTATGTATTTCAAGTCATCTGACATACTTTCAAGCTTACATGAAAGAGCAACCACTTGCTCCCGAATAATAGACAATTCCTCGTTCTTACTTTGGCATAATCCCATTTTGATTTATATTGTATAATATTATTGATTTTTAAACTCACGAATCAAATGGTCATAAACTATTTGGAAATGTTCCTCATTTGTCTTCATTATATCATTCTTATCTAATCCAAGAAACCAATTTTGTTTGTAGGTATCATCATCTTGACCGGTAACTTCCTCAAATTTTAACAAATCTGTATATGTTTGAATACCTGGCTCACATTTATTAACAAAGGTTGTACTATCACTCCCAATCATTTTTAGATAACAAATATTACTAGAATAACTTACATCATTAATACCTAGAATATTTGATGTAGCACTGAAAAATTGTTGTTCTTTAGAACCAAACGAGATATTGTTTGTAATGACAGCACTTGAATTAGACTGCATCATCATCCCTAAACCTACTGCAAAATCTTCAGAACAATTTAACATGATATTACCAGATGCTGTTACATTTAAACAATCTGTACCCAGCGCAAATGCTATGCTTTTATTTTTGTAGTATATGGAAGCATTCGAATATTTACTACTTATAAAGTTATTCGTGATAAAACTATTGCTTCCTGATACAAATACTCCAATATTGTTGTCACACAATCTATTTTTATGGATAATGGTACAACTGCTATTCTGAACAGAAATGGCTGTGCCTTTTGTTAAAGAAATATTGTTTTTATAATAAATATTGCCTGATGAAGTATCATATATGCAATCCCCGGGACAACTTGTTATCTTGTTATATGAAAACAATGCTTTTGGGGTGTTTTGTAAATCAGATAAGAAACATGTTCCTATGTTGTTGAAGACATTATGATCTACTATTGTAAATGTAGGGTTTTCTCCCAATCGAATTCCAAAGTTGAGATTTGAAAATGTGCAATGGTCAACCCTTGTATTTGCATTATTGATTGTAAATCCTGTATTACCCTTTTCTGTTGTACCTTTGACAATAACATTTGTAATACGGACATTGTTCCCAGAAATATCAATACTCTCACTTGTATTCAAAGATGAATCAATGGAAAATCCCTGAATAGTAATAAAATCACCTTTAATAATGATCTTGGAATCCCCTCTTATTTTAACACCTTCTTCATTCTCCGCCTTGATAATTATTCTTTCTTTAAATGTTCCACTAACATCAATGGTTACAACAATGTCATCATAGATACCATCTTTTATTAACAGTGTGCTACCAGGTTTAGTAAAAGGAAGAGCATATTGCAGGTATGACAATTCAAATGACATGTGTTTTACTATTAGATTACATTTTATGATAAAAATAAGAATAAGATTATAGTTTTAAAAATGAAAACTGAGATTTCTACCCGCGAAGACTACGGCGAAGCTTGGGTTTCTTGGGAAGCTTCGCCGGCGGGTCATTCTCACTTCCCCTCTTGGACCCTGCACATTGCTTACCTTTGTTCTCATCATTCTGGCTGGAATCTTCTATATCCTGTGATATCTGTCTTTTCTTTTCAGTCCACAAAGCACCAATACGCTTCATCTTCTCCGGATGAGTTTCATTGGGATACTTTGCCATAATCAGTGGCATTTGCTCACGCACGAATTCACCATATTGGGAAGATCTAGGAGCGAGTCCGTCAGGATACTTCCGCGACCACACAGCCTTGGCAATCTTGACAAACTTACCTTTGGTAATATTCGGGACACCGTCCAACAATGCCAACAATTCAGACTCAAACTTGTCATATTTACCCTTTCGACCACAGATGCTCTTCAACTCCTCTTTCACTTCACTTGGGGACACGTGGGGAAAGTCTGCCAGAACATTTTGCAAAGCTTGTTGCAAACTCGCCATTGGACAAAATATGATAAAATACCATTTAAACTGTAACTTCTTGTCAATAGCAAGAAAATATTCTTTCACTTTTTAATACTTTTACAGTTGTTGTGAAAAAAATAAAATATATTAAAATTTCCAAAGATAATATATCATACAAATGACACAATCCATATCTTTCGAAAGTATATCTGAACTATTTTACAACCATGGATATGATTTACTGACCAAAAAAGAAGATTATGACGCAATGTCATTATATAGTATGATTTTTGTCTTTAAAGGGCCGTGTGGACATATTCGCAGAGAAACTATACAACATCTCACTTTAATTTGCCCATATTGTTTCAAGGGTAGAAAAGGTTGGACAACCGAGAATAGAGGTGAAACTATACGGACGTGCCGTTGATCATGCTTTTTATCCATTTACCCGTTTCCCAATGTATTAATTGATAAAGCCCGGTGGAATGTATAGTTTGGCCCAAGGCCGATTTCAACATTTTAGGTGTTGCATTTACTTCCCATTCTTTTTTGTATGTGGCTGCACAAAGCAGCATCTTTTTCTCAAGTTCATAACTTGAAAGTTTTGAAAGTTGAGACATTACCATTTTATCCCGGAGTACATCATGATTTTTAGTTCTTTGGACACATCTTCTATGTTCATGTCCTTTCGTTAGATTGTTAAATACTTCTATAAATCGCTTTCGTGCATCAACTGTGCCCAAATCAGATTTCGAAAATATATAATTAGTGTTTAATTCCTTTAAAAGGGCAATGTATTCTTCTTCGGAAGCAATGACAAAAACCTCTATTCTAAATTCATAGAAAATATTTGGATATTGTTGAACAAGTTCTTTTAGAGCTGTTGTACGGTGTTGTCCATCGACAATAACAGCTTTGAAGTCATAACCTGCCTCAGGATCAGAAATTGATATTTTGATATCACGGACATCTATACATGCTGTAATCTGAATACGTTCTTGTGCTTGAATTTTTTTCAACATTACAGATTTCATTTCTTCAACCCATTGAGGATTTATATCACGATTCAAAGATCCCAATGTTAATCTGTTCAAATATGATGTATCACTCTTTACAAGAATTTGGCGTGTACCAGGTTGGACATCAAGCACTTGTTTACCTATAATCGAGGCTGCCATATCAAGATGATGGGATTCCACTGCGATATCCATATTATGTAATACTTTATCATAATCATTGTTCCTTTATATTTTCATTTTTTATTTTTTTATTTTTTTGACAGTTTCTTGCCTGCTGTTCTTTTTGCTTTTTTTGCCCCCCCTGATGTCTCCATATCATTAATAAACTGGGGAAGAACTTGTTGCGGTTGAACTTCTCTTGTGTTATAGCGAATTGGTAACCCAGTTGTTGCATTTATCATTATTGTATTTCCATCAGCATCTTTGTCATCGAATTGCAATGGCAAGTCCAGTCCAATTGGTGGGGGTGGGGGTGCTGGACATGAAGATTTCTCTGCAAGTTTTTGTTGCTTCTTCATGGCATTTTCAAGTTCCCTTTGTGCTCTAGTTTGAACTTCTTCTTGTTGTTTTTTACTTGCATTGTTTGCCTTTTTAACAAACTTTTCAATTGTTTTCTGGAGGAACATTTTGTATCTATCATAGGGATTGGATTGCACTGTCATTGGTGCGGTGGCGGTTTGTCCAAGAAGACCACCCAGTAATGCTGTCAGTTCGTCAATTTCACCGGTTTTTTCAGGACTGGTCAAGTCCTTGAACCTTGGAAAGGTGGATTTTGAAAGTGTAGATAAGATAATCCAAAAATGTGCAAGTTTGTCTTTCTTTGAAGCAGATGGAGATTTCAGAGCCATCAACAAAACCTTAAATGCTGTATCATAATTTGCTTTGCTTGTTGGATCATTTGCATATGTCATGGCATAATTGTAGCAGTTAATAATATACTGTTTAATAGGAGTTTTATCCCGAAGAAGTGTGACATTCATCTTGGTCATTGTAAGAGGAACGTTTATAGATGATGGGTCAAATTTAAAGGAATCAGAGTTACGAATTTGTGCTACGTTGAGAGGGTTTTGGGTTTGACCTGTCGTAAGGCATATTGGTGAAATTGAGATATTCAAATCATATCCTGCTAAAGATTGGTCAATTTGATCAACCATTTGGGAAGATACATTTTCATAATCCACAAATACTTCTTCGAGTAAACGCTGGATTTCAATTTCATAAGTATTTCCGAAATTACTTGCAAGTGAAGAAATACTTTTTGTAAATGTATCTCTTAAAGTGTCACGTTTACTTCGCGTAATAGCTCCACCTTTCACTGTTTTTGCTTTTACCTGTTTCTTTTTTCCTCCTGCCATTGATGATGGGGGTACAGCGGACGCACATCCACAAGTCATTTTATCTTATCATGATAAAAAAATATTATATTGGTTGTCTATTTCGGAAAAAATGAAAGATTTTACAGTTGAAATTGTAACAACACAGCTGCAAACATTAATGATCGGATTCTTACCACAATGGATTCGTGTTTTAACATAGATGTCTTACTGAATGTGTACCGGTTGGCTGACCCAGATACATGTGTCGCAATGCTCCTTGTAAGTAAAGAATGGCAGACTTGTCAAGGACAAGTGCCTAGGAGTTTATTTCCAGAAAAACTTGCTTCGATCATTCCATTTGTTGATAAGCAAGGGAATTTCGCAGGGAAGTACAATATCAGAAATATTCAGTGTGATATGGTCAAGATGACTAAGATTATCAAAACTGTTGGCGCTGGGACAGATTTCAACTGTATTTTCAATACAAGTTTGTTTAAAGTATCCTCAAACATGAAAAATCAAACGGCTACCATGACGTTTCTTATCCTCTTGGCTCACCACTTTGATACGATGACAAACCGCGGTATGCATTTTGTGTACCTCCTCTTTATATATATACAGAAGCTGGAAAAAAGACAGGGGACGACCATTTTGCATGATGCAAAGCTATACAACACATACATAAATCAAAAAAATATGGTTCTGAAGCGTCTTCAAGAAGGTACATTTTCACCCCAACTTGTTGACTCATTGCGCAATATCACAACTCTCGGGCTGATGGGTCATTAATGTTTCCAGACCATTTGGGCATCCAATATCCTGGTATAATATTTTCATGTGAATAGTATTTATGAAATATTTTTCTATACCAGTAAGCCTCTTTTGTATGGGGAGTACAATGTATATATTTTGGAGCTTCATTCATGAATTCCTCATCACTTATAATGGTATCAACATACTTTTGTATAATAGTATGCCAACTATTGGTTTCTGAGCTCACAGCATCTGAAAACGCTTCTTTGGAACGCCAAAGCACTTCATCGGGAAGAATATTGTCTCTACTAAATGCCTTCCTAAGAAGATACTTTTCCATACGATCATTACTTGTTCGAAGTTTGGGATTTATATTCTGTACAACCTTTACAAATGAAGGATCCAGGAATGGTACCCGAGCTTCAAGACCATTAAAACTAATGCTTCTGTCTGCTCTGAGGCAGTCATAAAGATGAATATTCTCGAGCAGAATATTTGACTCATCATGGACAGCATCAGCTGTAGGAGCATTTTTCAGATATTTATATGATGGAGCTACCTCATCACTACCTTCTCCGGTAAAAACTACTTTGTATGGAGTTTTTTCATTAATGTATTTGGATACAAGGTAATTCGGGGTAGATGCCCTAATTGTTGTAATATCATATGTCTCTGTTACACGAATTACCTCTTCTATCGCAGACAACATATCTTGTTCCGTAACAAGTACTTCATGATGAGTACTCCCAATATGTTTTGCTACCTTTTGAGCAAAAACAAGATCTGTCGAACCTTCAAGGCCGATACTAAAAGTATTCAAATTGGACAGTTTTTGGCTCGTTAGAAGATTTTGAAGAATGCCACAAACAAGAGAACTGTCTAAACCACCACTTAACAGGGCACAAATGGGAACATCTGCTGTCATTCGCTTTGAAACTGCTTTAACAAGAGCCTTTTTAATTTTCGGCAACACTGAATTTTCATCACAATCATTCTCATCATATGAAACGGATATATCATTATATAACTGTGTTGAAGACCATCGATTACTTAAATCGTAAATTCCAAATGTGCTTGGTTTGAATTGTTCTACCTTGTAAAATATTTTGTCAAGTGATTTTAGTTCACTAGCAAACCCAATATTATTCTTACTTTCACCAATAAAAAGTGGTCGTACTCCATAAGGATCTCTAGCAGCCAAGATGATTTCATGCTCTTTATCATAAATAATAAATGCAAACTCACCATCAAGGGCCCTGCAAAGTTTCTTTAGAACTTTTGCAATACTATCATTTTCAAGTTTGAATTTATTATACAAATGTATAATAACCTCACAATCAGACCGAGAATGGCACTTTAAATCATATTGTTTAATGAGCTCCTTGAAATTATAAATTTCTCCATTACACATCATAGCAGTGTTACCATCACACATTGGTTGATCACCATTATAACTCAGGTCATTTATCATAAGACGATGGAATCCCATAAAAATATTATGTCCATCATCTGTTTCTGTTATAATATGTGAGTTGTCTGGACCACGTGCTCTCGTTTTGTAAAATTCTTGAGTAATTGTTCCAATATCATGTTCATCTCCAGAATACAAAAATATTCCACACATTACTTTATTTTACTTGATGATACTATCTTTATATCAAGAACCAAACTCTCATCAATATCTTGGCCTAAATCAGCGCAAACTGTTCAAATATTTGCGCTCGCCTTTCACAAGTATATATTTTCCATTTTTTTCACCAATTCTTACAAGATATTGTCTTTTTTTATACGTAATTTTTGACCCAGCACCATTCTGTTGTTGAAGTTCTTTCACCATGGTGTATGTATCTGTATCTTTGTTTGATTCTGTCACTTTGTATCCAAGTTTCTGGTAAAAACCTAGTGCGCTTCCAAGAGCCAGCAATGTGATTTTATTATATTTGGTTTTGAATAAACGTTCTTGCATTTCAGGCGCCAAACTTTCAAAAGCCTCCATCATTTTGCGTCCCTGGTTGCATTTGCTGCAAACAGTGTCAATTTCCAAGGCGTGTTCCTCAGAAATATTAACGTACGCAAATCCAAGAAAATTTGCCAAAATTTCTTTATCAGAAAGATTGGAATTTATCATATCTGTAATTCTGTTCCTAGTGCATATGACAAAATCTACATACTCTATCAAAGAATCATGAAGGTGGCTGCCATTTATCATATATTGGCAAATGCTTATCAACTTCTGTACGAGATTAGCCTTCAGTTTCAATGTATATTTTAAATGACCTGGTTCTTCCTCGTTATCATAGTTGCCTCTCCGAATATGGTATAAATAGTACTCTACATTTGATTCTGGTATTACATTATTTTTATGGCAAGAGCGAGTGGGCTT